TATTGCAAAGCAACGATATAATAGAGGATTGAATTATGAACATGAAAGATTTAGGCATGGTTCCCAGTGTGGCACAATGCGTCAAAGATGCCGAAGGATCAGCGGAATTGATTAAAGAACGTATTCCACGGTTAAGAAGTCGGATTGCCAAGCGGCAGAGTGAGAGAAGCCTTGAGTTTTTCGAGGCTGTGGTCTATCATTTGAAACGATTACAACATCTAGAAGCAGAAAAGAATCAATAACGACATAAGAGTGATGGTTAAAAACATTTTGATTCGCAATCTAACCGTAGATGACAACAGGATGTTGCAGGAGATAAAACGTGAAACAGGTCACCAACAGGCCTCAAGAGCCTTGTTAAGAACGGGGCACGATTATCTCCGCCTCCTTGAAACAAGCGGGTTACAAAGGGAAAAGATTGCTATACTTGAAGAGGAGAACAAAAAACTCCGACAAAGCTCCGTGGCGATTTTAAAAGCGGTTGAAGATATAGAAAGTGTTATCAAAAACAACATATAAAAGCGTCCTATAAGAAATATGATAACATTACAAGAGAAAGGTCCGGAAATGGTTGTAATAACTTTCCGGGCCTTTTATCTTTGTTCAAACAAAGGTTGTTTGGTTTATCTGTTCTATGGGTTATCACCGGAATACATTAAAACGCATTGCGCTTGTCTGCGACATCGTGAGGCGGCATTATGAACCAGGTAGGCGCGACCGCTGCTACAAAGAGGTGTGGCGGCGGTACGTCTATCCGGTTTATCCGATGTGCTACCGGACGTTCTTGAATTACATCGGGGTGAACATCCACCAAGAACGTACCCGCAATGAAGACCGGCAGTTATCCCTCTTCTGATTCCACCGCATACCCGGTCGTGAAAGTCATCGCGTATTCGCGGATCGCGTCCTCACGGTTGTAACGGGTGACCTCCTGCTGCTCGATATCGTTGAAAGCATCGGTACCGAACCCATACAGGCAATTGCCCACCTGTTCCATCAAGTCGAAGATAGCGAATGCCCGGCTGCGGTGCTGTTCCGGAGCGGCCATGTTACCCGTGAGAACGGGACAGTCGGCAATACGGATCAGGAAGGTCAGCCGGGCACGGCGCAACCCCCACGTTTCCGACTCGAAGCTGATGTGGCTCACGCTGATCAGCGCGCAAGGAAACTTTACCGGCGGGGCTTCGTTGTAATAATCCATCTGTCCCCAGTCTTCGCTGACGTAAGCCAGATCGGGAACCTGCTCTTTTAGCCGCCGCATGACGGCTTCCAAAATCTCTTTCATGATTTATGATTTGTAATTTATGATTTGAAGGCTCGCTTAGCCTCTTCCAATGTCTTTTCAGCATTCTCCCGAACCACTTCCGCGGCGATTTCCCTTATACGGGGATGCTCGCCGATAAAGGGGCGGGCTGGTACTGAAATCGTCCGCCTGATCCGTTTGGCGAGGGCCATACGGCGGAACTTCTCTTCGCCGGGTTTGTCACCCTGTTCACGGCGTTCACGGGCTTTCGCCCATGCCCAGCGGCGCATCTTGTCGGAGGGGACGAAGTCCTGCCGCACCGTGCCGCCGTAGTTCTGTAATCCGGCATATTTCAGGCTGCTTTCATAAATCAACCTCGTGCCGTCTATCCGGCTATGCAGACTGCGCCGGAGGGCACCGGTGCGCATCAACATCGATCCCTCCGACGGATTGTAGTTCGGACTGAGCGGTGCCCACGGCCGGTCGAAGAAGGCCTTCCGCTCGAAGTTGCGGTCAAATTCGTCATCCAGCTCGACTTTCAGGTCACGCATGACATTATTTAGGAAATCGTTGTTGTCCATATTGATATGTTTTGTATATTTGCGACGGTTCTAAGCCGAAAGGCCGTGAGCCCCCTTCTGGCAGATTTGATTACTTCAGGTCTGCCAGTCGTATTTTAAAGCCCTCCGATACGATCTCGGCCCGTGTCAGACTTACATCTTTCCCGTTTATCACGATCGTAATGGTCCGTATGTTATCAGAACGGCGCACCCTTGAACGCAAGGCGGCACTCAAATCCTCAAGCGATATATCCGAATCGATCCAAAGCACGATATGGTCGGCTTGGTTCTTGGCGTCCCGGATCAATCGGTCGATGGAGTTCTTGGAGGGCGTCTGGCTGACCTTGTATTCCTCCTCATACCCCAACGTCCGGTTGTAGCTGTCCGCCGATTTCACGCCGTCCGGGTTATCCAGCAGGTCGATCTCGTAGCCGTATTTGTTGGCGAAATAAGAGCCGACCCGGATGTTTTCTTTCCGCTCTCCCTTGCCATGCCCGCTATGGATACGAAGCTGTCCGGCGGTGGTCGGTACCACCATATATTCTTTCTCCCCCGGATGAAGGGCGTCCCGTACCGCTTCCCGTTCGCGTTGGCTTACGTCATAATAAGGATGGTGTTTCGGAAATACGACCTGTTGCTTGCCGGGATTGAAACGGAACATCTCGGCACGGTTCACGCCGTTCTTTCCCGCTTGGTAGGTCGCCTCCCGTCCCTGCTGGATGGCGGTCACGCTGTCCGATTCGGGATACTTGCCTTTGCGCACCTGTACCACCGTACAGCGGCATCGCCATCCGTTTGGCGGGAAGAACTCCTCCCAGAAGGGATCAGAGGCCGGTAGCGTCACATTGTGCAGTACCGCGTGTTCCGGACGAACCTTGCTATCGTGTGCGGTACGGTATTGCAGGTTGTAGCGGTCGCCGTCCGCCTCAAAGTCCTTCCATTTGGCGGCCATTTCCGAAGAGGCCTGGGCGAAGAGATATTCCGCTTTCAGCCAATGGCGGTTATAATCCTCCTTGATCGCCGTTATATCGTTGTAAAAACGGTTGAACGGCTTCACCGTCCCGTCTTCGTCGCGCAACAGGCGGGATGCCTCCCTCAATCCCTGGTAGGTCTTGAATCCGGAAAAGACAAAGATATCCTCTTTGAGCTTTCGCGCCATGGCCTCCGGAATCACGCCGCTCTCCAAAGAGGGAGCGATCGCCCCCTCATACGCCCCGGCATACGCGTCCACCAAGGCACGGACCTTCGGCTCCGCCAGCATCTCCGCCGTGAAACCCTCCCTGCGGAATATCTTTCGCAGGGCCGATTTGAAGACACGCTCGTCGATAGCGGGTATGTCTTCGTTACCCTCGGCCTCAAAAGGAGTAAGACCGTCCCGGTACAATTCATTGATCCGTGCCGTCAGCCCCGATTCTCTTTCGGGGCTGATCCGAAAAAACCTTCCTGTCCGGAAGATCGTTTGCCGGTTACCTCGATACCGAACTTGTCCTTGATCCAAGTCGGATCGATCTCATAGTATTGCATCGCTTGCGCGGTACGTTCCCACAACTGTCCGGTGTCCTCTTCCGAATTGAACGAGAAACGCAAGCCGTCCGGAAGAAAACCGATCCGGAAGAGCGCCGGAAGGACGATGGAGTTCATCCAGTCCTCCACCTGCCGTTTATCGGAATTGACATACTTCTCCAGTTGTTTGACACCCACTTCCTCTTTCGAGCGGTTGCCGTTCTTGGTGTCCTGCCCGATCTGCGCCCCGCTGATGAGCAGCGACATCTCGGAGTTGCAAAGAGAGATCAGGTTGTTATACACATCCCCGTTCGTACTGACCCCTTGGGCAAATTGGAACTCCTCGGTGGTATCGATGATAAAGTAGGCCGCCGACCCCATGTCGCGCAGCATATCCTCCGCCCGGTCGAGCATCGCCGGATCTTGCGTGTTGGTCTTGATGTAGCGGGGCGGTATGCCGTAGATCTCGCACAGCTCCGACCAGCACGAGTGGGCGAACTTCTTGAACAGGGCGTGCGGCACCGCCTTGTTCAACAGCCCGTAGTTACCGGGCGCGCCGAACTCCACGACATAGGTGCCGTATTCCCGCAGTTCCCGGTAATACGCCCCCTCGTCGGCGGTGCTGTCATAGAGGAGCAGCCCCTGTTCCGGTACCACGTTCTGCCGGGGTATCAGCGTCACGCCGATACCGTCCGTTTCCGAGGTGGAGAACTCGACCAATGAATGGCCGTAGAAAACCGATTCCAACATATAACGTATCAAGAGCGGGAACCAGACCGCCGACGAGAGAATCCGGGTGGCCTCCTCGTCCACCTTGCCCGAAGCGTCTTTCAGGCTGAACTCCAAGGAGAGCGTCCGACCGATGCGCTGCTCGATCTGGCTGGTCAGGAGCGCGTCGAGCATCACGTCGGCATACAGGTCCATCAACTCCCGGCGGCGGGGGCGGTCTACGCTGTCCGCCTGGCGGAGCGCGCGCCGCCAGCTGTCGAGGTCTTTCCTGACACGGCTGATCGCTTTGGGCACGATTTTCCGCACCAATCCCTCCCGTTGCTTAACGAAAATCTTTTGTGGCTTTTTAGAGCCTTTTTTATGTTTGGGTATATACTTATCCGTTTTCATGTTTATCTCTTGTTTTTAACGAGTTTTAATAGCGTTTTAACGGTCTTGGAAATTCACCACGAATGACGGAACTTCGGGTTACTGCCGAAGCGTACCGCGCCGACCGGATTCCCGCCGTCTTCCCGGAGGGGAAGCCCGGACGGGATATCGCCCTTCATCAGCTCTTTTAGGTAGGACATATCCCGGTCGTAGGTCTCTTTCACCCGACTGTAGAGGATGTCCACGTTGCAGCGCCGGATCAGGAACCACAGGGCGATGTTCTTGCAGATCTCCAACAGTTCCGCGTCCCGCTCGTTACCGGTGGCGGAGAAGACCTTTTCCACGTCATACCGTCCGGACAACAGACGCATGACCCGTTGTACCGCCGCCAGCATACAGGCTTGTACGATCGTGTCGTCGTAATCGGTGATCTCCTCCAGCTTGTACTCGGCGGCCACCGTCTTCATTTCTTCAATCTCTAAAAACATGACTGTGAATTATGATTTATGAATTATCTATTGCTTAATATTTCCGGCTTGGACGTTTGCCGACCCGATAGGTTCCGGCACAGGCCATGCTGCGCTGGTTCAACAGGAACACGGCACCTTCCAAGGCATCCGGCGCGTCATCGTGTACCCGGCTGCCCTTCTCGAACATCAAGAGCTGCTCCACCAATTGCGTCATGCCGGGTGAATCCTTCTCTTTCTCGTTCAGGATAATCAAGCCACGCTCGAAGAGGGGTTGCATCGCCTCGATACGCGAGAACTTGTCCGGCTTCTTGCGCCCGTCGCCCCGGATGGGGATCTGGTGGCCGATAGAGTCTCCCACCTTCTTGAACTCGTCCAGCATCAAGTCCTGTATGAAGTTCGACTCCATGTAGTACATCACCGGGACACGTCCGGCGATATAGCCGTCGATGTCGTAATGCCAAGCGACCATGTTAGAGACGCTGGTCTGGTCCGCGTAGGCTTTCAGGAGGTGGTATTGCCCACCCTTGGTCTTGCCCACCAACATGGTCGCCTTGAAGTCGTTCTGCGTGGATGCCTTAAACGAGGGGTCGGTATAGCAGATCAGGCTGCGGTATTCTTTCAATGGCAACATTTTCCCGTAGCGGATATGTTTGCGCAGGAAAACCGCCCCCTCGTTGACGGGATTGTTCATGTATTCCTTTTGGAACCGCCGTTCACCCATGTAGGTGCGCAGCTTCAAAATCTCCTCCCGGCTGTATTTCTCCGCCCAGGAGGGCTGACCGGACGCGTCGATGGCGTTGACCACCGTGTGGTGCGTCTCCGGACGTTCGGCGAAACGGCTCAGGATGCTGTCCTTGCCGATCCGGTTCCCGACCAGCACGAATCGCCCGCGCCCCATGTCCATTGCGCCGAGCAGGGCGGTCAGGCACCAGTCGAACGCCTGCGACACACGCGCCTGGTTGCGTACCATCTCGTCATCGTCTATATCATCGATCACGATATAATCCGGACGCTGGCCCCGGTTCTTGATACCACGGGGGGACTGGCCCCGGCCGATGGACATGAAGAGCATCCCGTCCTTGGTCTTGAACTCGCCGGTGCTCCAGCTGCCCTCGTCGATCTGAATGTTGAAGTCCGCTTTCAGAAGACTGTTGAACTCCAGCTCGCATTGCAGGTCGGAAAGCAAGCGGTCGGCGCTGTCTTCCGATTTCGATACCAATATCATCACGTGGATGGAGCGTTTCTCTTGGATCATCAACCAGATAGGAATCATCAGACTGATATGGGTACTCTTGGCGTGGCCGCGGGCCCACTCGAAGACGGCACGGGTATGGGGACACGTCTTCAGGTACTTGGCCGCGTCTATCTGGAACTTGCCGCACTTGGTGATACGCCCGGTCTCCTTGTCGGTACAGAGGTGCGGGAAATAGGTCTCGACAAAGAATGAGTAGTCCTTACGTGCCATATCGGTGCGAGCCTCTACCTCTCTTGATGTGTCTGACAGGTGAAAATCATAAGAGAGGATGAGATTTTTTCGTTCCTCCCATCTTTTCCATTTCTCCTTGCTCAGTTTGTTCTTAGCCATTGTTAATGCGCATTAAAAGGTACTTGTCTTGATACTTGGTGAGCTGCTGTACGAACCCGGTCGTGATCGCCTTGTCCGACGCGCTTTGCTCGATAATCCAGTCGCCGAATTTCGTCAAGATGTCGGCTACATCGTCCAAGGTATATCCGGACTTGATTTTTTCCAGCTGACTTGCCAGTTTCGCAAACTCGTCACCGTTGAAACCCTCCTCACTGTCAAGCATCTCATTGATCTTCATCAACGTCTTGTTGATGATCTGGTCGCGGCTGACGGTTCGGGCGGCGCGTTTCAACCCCCAACCGCCGTCCTCCTTCCACTTGACCAGCGTCTGCTGGCTCACGCCTACCCGCTCGGCGATCTCCTTCTGGGGAACCTTCTGCATATACAGGAGATAGGCGTATTCATACTTTTGCGGGTCTTTCACACGGATGCCCGCCTTTTCCTTGTTTGCTTTTTCTACCATAAGCGTTCTTTGTTTCCGGCAAAGTTCAAGTGAATTAAAGTGGCTGAAAACAAGAGTGTAAAGAATTTCACCCCTGTTTTCGTTCCCGGAACGCTCCCGGTAATTTCGCCCTCAAAAACGGATCGCACATGAACGAAGACGAATATGCATTGAACGATGAGAGCGTGGTGAACAGTCACGGTTTTGTCCTCCTGAACGCCGGCGGACGCTTTGAACGTTACAACGAGAATCCGGTGATGCTTTTCAACCACGAGTCCGCCAGCCTGATCGGCCAGATGACCGCTTTGAGGGTAGAAGGAACGAGGTTGATCGGCAAGGCGGTCTATGACGAGGAGGACACTTTGGGGGCGAAATGCAAACGCCAGGCGAAGAAAGGTTTTTTAAAAGGATGCAGCCCCGGAATCATCATCCACGCCGTGGAACTGCGCACCCTGCCGAACGGCGAGGAGCGCGTGACGGTGACCGACTGGGAGCTGTGCGAAGTGAGCCTGGTAAGCGTCCCCAGCAACAGGAACGCACTGCGCCTGTACACCAAACAAGGCGATATCATCCCCGACGACCGGGTAGAACTAAGCGTCGAGGCATTGTTAAACATCAACAAACCCAACAACAACGAAATGGACAAAATCATCCTGACAGCCGAGGCGTATATCGCGTTAGGCTTAAAAAGCAACGAGGCGGATGGCAAGTCGATCTCCGCCGCCATCATGGAACTCCAGTCACGTGCCGAGAAAGCCGAGAAGGAACTGGACAACCACCGTAAACTGAAAGCGACCGAATTGGTGGCGTTGGCCGTCAAGGAGGGCCGCATTACCGCCGATAAAAAAGAATCGTTCGAGAGACTGGCACTTAACGATTATGACATGGCTAAGACAACCCTGGAGGCCATCCCCGCCAAGGAATCCCTGTCAGCCAAGGTCACCCATTCGACCGGCAGGACAGCCGTAGCGGATGGGCGTAAGGACTGGACCTATCTCAAATGGGCCAAGGAGGACCCCGAAGGATTGAAACGCCTGAAAGCGGACGATCCGGAGGCGTTCGAGGAATTGAAGAAACGGATTAAATAACCATTAAACAAGTATTTTATGCCTATAGAAAAGCAAATTTGGATCGCCATGTTGATGGAAGGGTTCTATCCCGACCGCACGTTCCTGACCCGTTCGGTAGATATGACACCGATGGTGGAATACAACAAAATCAACTTGGCCGAAGCCGGTGTCGCTCCAGATGTATTGATTGATAACACGGATTATCCCGTGGAGACCATGAGTCGCCCCGATACACCGTTGGATTTACCCCTTCACACCTTCGATACGAAGAACACGGTGGTGCGCAACGTGGAGGAGATGGAAACGGCCTACTCCAAGATGGAGAGCGTGGTGCGTCAGCACCGCAATACCTTGCAGTCGAAGACGGCCGCCTACGCCGCGCATAACTGGGCACCGGCGAAACACGCCGAATTGACACCGGCCAAGGAAACCCTTGCGCCGGGTAAGATTTCTTTCGAGGACATCCTAAAAATGGATGCCTGGTTCCGTTCACAGGACATCGACCCGGCTACATTGGTAGCGGTACTGAACCCGTACCACTTGGCGGACCTGCAACTGGAGGATATGAAGCTCTACAAGACAATGCTGGAGTCGAACCGTTTATTCGGGTTCAACGTCTTCACCTTCTCCAAACTCCCATATTACAAGCAAGCGGACGGTACGAAAGTGGCGTTCGGTACAGGGGACGCGGAGGCAGACGCGCAGTGCTCACTGTTCTACTCCGACCAGGAGGTGATGCGCGCCGACGGCGATATCGAGGTGTTCGCCAAGTACAAGGATCCAGGCGAGCGTGGCGACGTGATCGGTTTCCAGAAACGTTTCACGGCACTGCCTATCCGTAATAAGTACCAGGCGGTAATCTATAACAAAGCGTAACCGATGGCCAAACTCAAGCAATTAGTCATCCACTGCACCGCCACCCCCGAAGGCCGTGAAGTATCGGCGGACGAGATCCGCCGTTGGCATTGCGCCCCCCTCAGTGAAGGCGGCCGCGGCTGGAGACAGGTGGGCTATACCGACCTGATACACCTCGACGGTACGGTGGAGCGACTGGTGGATAACAACGAGGACGACGTGGTGGATCCCTGGGAGATCACGAACGGGGCGGCCGGACATAACTCCGTCTCCCGGCATATCGTCTATGCCGGAGGGGTCGCCGCCGACGGTCGCACCCCCAAGGACACCCGCACCCCGGAGCAGCGGGAAGCCCTCGCTACTTACGTGAGGGACTTCCACCGCCGCTTCCCCTCTGTGCGGATCGTCGGCCACAACGAGCTGGCGGCGAAGGCCTGCCCCTCGTTCGACGTACAAAGGTGGCTCAAGACGGTTGACAAGTGACAGTTGACAGTTAAATCATAATTCAAAACTCAAAACTCATAATTCAAAATTCGGACTCATGGACTGGAACGCGTTGTTCAACTATCTCGGCACGGGAGGCGGCTTGATCGTCCTCTTGAATTGGCTGGCCGGCCTTCCGCTGCTCAAGAGGAGGAAGCGGCTGGAGAAGGACGACGTGTCCCGGCTCATGGCCGAGAAAGACAATGAGACCATATTCAAGCTATATGACGAGATACGGGATTTCCAGGCACGTATGTCGCGTCTGGAGGGCTGCGTTGCGAAGATCGTGGTGTGCCCTATGTATGATCGCTGTCCTGCTCGCCACCTCGTGCAGGACTACAAGAGAAGATATTTCCGTCCGGGCGGCCGACAGTCTCCGGTGGGAACGAAAGGTCACCGCCACCCTCGCGACAATCCCGTCGAGCCTGGCGACGCTGCGGGTGCCGATCGACAGCCTCCGTAGGCTGCCCGAAGGAGCCACCTACACCCAAAAGGAGGGACAAGCCACGGCCTCGGTCGGGCTGGAGGGGGAAACGATCGTCATCCACGCCGGATGCGACAGCCTACAAACGCTGGTCCTCTCCTTGGAGGAGAGACTGAGCCGGGCGCAAGAGGAGCTGGCGAACACCTTAAAGGTGAAAGAGCCTCCGGACATCCCCTTTTGGACGACGCTCAAAGGGTATTTGACCGGTGTTCTGGCAGGCCTCGCCCTAGGCTGGGTTCTCGCCCGAAAAAGAAATCAAGATTCATAATTCAAAACTCAAAGACATGGCAGAAACAAACAAGACAAGATCCATAGGCCTGAAGGTCGCCCAGTTCGGCGACGTGAACCCGGAAGGCGGCATGCCCGCCGTAATGAAGCGATTGGCGCGCACCTTGAAGGGCACGGCCTCATTCACGACCGAGGCGGATACCACGACCGACTTCTACTGCGAGGAGGAACCCGCCGCGCCCGTGGAGAGCGTGGGGAACGAGCCGGGGTTGAAACAGGTCAAGCTAAACTTCCTGGAATGGGACAACGACACCCTGAAGGAGGTGTTCGGGGGCACGGTATCGGACGCCGAGGACGTGACCATCGACGGGAAGACCTACTCGGTGACAAAATACCAGGCCCCGCGCGACATCGTGACGGTACGGAAGGCCGTCCGTGTGATCTCCATGCACGACGTGGTGATTGACATCCCGAACGCGCAGGTGACCGCCCGTTTCGTCTGGAACCTGACCCGCACCGACATCGCCCAGATCGAGGTGACGGCGAAGGCGCTGGCCCCGATCGGCGAGAACGACGGCCCGTACGCCATCTACAAGCTCGGCGAGCCTAAACCCGGCGTGTGATGGACAAGGTAGAGATAGAGGCCGCCGAGGCCCTGCTGGACCGGCGGCTCAAGATCATCCTCCCGGCGCCATGGCCCTTGTGGATATTCGGCAAGAAAACCATAGGATATTGGATGAAACGGCCGGTCGGCAGCAACGTGTTCCGTATCGCCCGGCTTTTCTGCCGGATGAATATCGACATAAAGAGGTTGATGTCCGGTGATATCGGCACGTTGATGGAGTATATCGACAAGCACGGCGTGACGGCGTCGAGACTGATCGCCTACGGCATGATCCGGGGATCGATGTCGGCATGGCTGCTGAACCGCCCGCTGGCCTCATATATCCGTTCCCACATGGGGATGCGCGGCATGGCGGAGTTGATGAAGATCGTGGTGTTGACTTGCGACGGGTCGGATTTCGTGAGTATTATCGTATCGGCGGCGAGCTTGAGGCTGACGGAGCCGGTGACGAGCCAACCGACAGGGAAAGGGAGTTAAAGGAGGCTTACGAGCCTCCCCATAGCCCGTTCGGACAAATCCACGCGCTGATCTCCACCGGGGCGTTCACGTACGACGAGGTGATGAACAAGATCCCTTGGTGTGTCATCTTGATGATGATCAACGACCAAGGACGTATGAGAAAGAGATCCGGGGAGGAAAACGTTATCCAAACCGAGGAGGAGGAACTGGAATTCTTAGGACTGAGATAAAATGGCGAACGATCCCGTATACATAACATTCGAGTTCCGGGGGAACTTGGAGGATGAGGTCGAGAAGGTGACTCTCGGCATCAAGGGCCTGCGCGACGAGTCGGCGAAAACCTACCAGCGTTTGATCGCCGACAGCGGCGCGGCCTACGGCGCCATGAGCGCCGAGAACCGGAAACTGGCCGTCACCGTACAGGAGAGCATCAACGCCCTGCGTGACCTCGCCGTCGTGCAGGGATCGCTGGATGACGGGCTGGAGGCCGGCACCGTCACCACCCGGCAATATACGCGGATGAAGGCGGCGCTAGCGGTGCGGGAGAACAGCTTGCGCGAGGCGATCAGCGGTGGCATGCGCACGCTGAACGAGCGGATACAGACGGAATCGAGGGCCGTCGATTCCGTCATGGCCCTCCAGAAACGCCTGCAGGAGCTGACCTCGGCTTACTATAACCTATCCAAGGCCGACCGTGAGGGAAACGCCGGACAGGGCATCCTGAGACAAATCGGCGACCTCGACAAGGAGATCCAGACGGCGCAATCCCGCCTGTCCGCCTACAGCCGCTCCGCCGGTACCGGGTTCAACGGCCTGTCGATGTCGGTGCAACAGGTGGCCCGGGAGTTGCCATCGCTCACCATGGGGGCTAACATGTTCTTCTTGGCCATCTCCAACAACCTTCCCGTCTTGGCCGATAATATCCGGACCGCGCGGGTCGAGTATGACCTGCTGAAAAAATCCGGACAGACGGCCATCCCGGTATGGAAACAGGTGCTCACCTCCATCGTGAGCTGGCAGACGGCGCTGGTGGTGGGGATCACGTTGCTGTCCGTGTACGGGAAGGACATCGTCAACTGGATACAGGGGCTTCTCGGGGCCGACCAAGCCCAGAAGAGGTTGAACGAGAGCATGACCGATTTCAACTCCATACTGGCGACGGAGCGGCAACACCTGAGGACTCTGTTCTCCGCGTTGGAGAAGAGCACGGCCGGGACGGAGGGTCACCGGAAAGCCATCAACGAGATCAACACGGCGTACGGCAAGTATCTTCCGAACCTGCTATCGGAGAAGAGCTCACTGAATGAGATCCGTGAGGCTTACCGGCTGGTCAATAAGCAACTCATGGAGAACGCCGCCCTGAAAGCCCAAAGCGGCGCTATCGACAAGACGTTGGAGAAAGCCATAAAGACGCAATCCGAGGCGTTGACGGAAATGCGCGAGATCGCTACCAGGAACCTGGGTGAGTCCAAATCCGGGGGGATCATGGATATCATCCCCGGCCTCACGGAGGATTTCCGGGCCGCGGGCAAGACATGGGAAGAGGCATGGCGAGGGGTGTCCGCCAAGATCCGGAGCGAGCTCGGGGGGAAGAAGCTCGGAGGCTCCTTTTACGAGGAGCTGGAGGATTACGTGAGGAGCGTGTATGAATCAGAGAAGGAGATCTCCGATATACAAAAACAATTCTCCCCGTTTTTCAACAAGGAGGCCGCCGAGAGAGATATAATCGAGAACAAGGCCTATTGGGAGGATATCAAAAAACAAGCCACTTCCGTGCTGGAATCCATCGACGCGGAACAAAAGAAATTGCTTGATTCCGGGAAGACCGCCGGCATCGAGCCGGCTATCGTCACCGCCTACAAGACGGCCAAGGCGGATATCGACAAGGCGACGGAGGCCTTGAAGGCGTACGACTCGTATGAGAAGAGACAATCCGCCGCGGATAAACAACAGACCAAGGAGCAACGGGCCAAGGAGGCGGCGAACGTGATCAAGGCCGAGACCGCCACGCGTGAGCTGGAGATCGAACGTCAGAAGGCCGTCCTGGAACAAAGGGAGAAGGATGCCGAGCTGGAGCTTCGCCAGCAAAAGATCAACCTCATGAAAGAGGGCTCCGATAAGGAGCTGGCCCAAATCGCCTTGGACTATGACAGAAAGATAAACGAGATCGGGAAGAAAGGCCGTGAATATATTCTCGCCCAGCAGAAGATAGAGCAAGCCCTGTGGGAGAACGAGAACCCGAACTGGAAGAAGAAGGGGCTCACGTTCAAGCCCTCCACGACCTCCGTCTCCCAGCTACCCGGCACGCAGGCCAAGGAACTGTCCGACGCTACCGGGATGGCGGACTCGACCCGGGACAAGGCGGAGGCCGATCTGCTTGAGAAGACATTGAGACAATACCAGGACTACGCGACCAAGCGTCTGGAGATCGAGCGAAAATATAACGAGGATATCGCCTACCTGACCAGCCAACGCACCGAGAAGAACAAGGAGGCCATCAACGCCGCCATCGGCGAGGCCGTGAAAGGCAAGAAAAAAGCCCTGTCAAGCCTATCTCTCGATGAGCTGAAGGATACGGACATGTGGGACAAGATCTTCGGGGATCTCGATAAGATGGCCCTCCCCTCGCTGGAAGGATTGCTCAAGCAAGCCCGGGAGGTCAACACGTCGGCGTGGGATCCCAAGAACGTAAAGGAGTACCAGGATGCCATCACCCGGCTGGAGGAGGCGATCCGTACCCGCTCGCCGTTTAAATCGATCGGCGATGACTGGAAGAAGCTGCTGAAGGCGATGAGGGAGGGGGATGGCGACGGTATGGCCGGGGCCCTTGAGGGGATCGACTCCTCCGTCCAAAAGATCAACAACGACCTGAACACCATAGCCGGGGGGATCGGTGACATCTTCGGGGATGAGGCGGGTTACGCCGCCAGTCAAGTGGTGGAGCTGACCACCGCCTTGGGAGGTTTCGTCACGGCCGCCTCACGATTCGCCCAAGGAGACTTTCTTGGCGGCATGGCGAGTGTCGTGTCAAGCGTCGGCTCCATATTCTCCATGGGTAAGAGAGTAAAGGAGATGAACCGTGAGGCCCGGGAAGAGCAACAAAAGTTCTACGACGAGGCGATCCAGGGCGAGATGGAGTACCAACGGCTGTTAAGGGAACGCCTCCGTACCCAGCGGCAGATCGGCGAGACGACCTTGGCGTACAACAAACGGATCACGGAGGAACTGGAAAAACAGCGACAAGCCTCCGGGAGCGAGTACGACCGGTTGCTGCGACAGATCCAAGGGGAGCAATATATCAGCGGCGTAGGCTACCGCCACGGCACGTGGTTCCGGAAGGCGAAGACGTGGAACGAGTATTCCAGCCTCGCGGGCAAGAGCTACGAGGATATAGAGAAGCTCTATACCGAGGGCAGGCTGGAGGAGAAGGTGGCGAGATTATTCGAGCAGCTCCGGGCATTGAGAGAGGAAGGTGTCGATATCGACCAAATGCTGGATGACCAGGAGGAGTCGATGCGGGAGGTCCTAACCGGCACCACGACCGACAGCATCGCGGACAGTATCATACAGGGCTTCGCCGGGGGGAAGCGATCAGCGAAGGATTTCGCCGACGATTTCCAAGAGATGTTGAATAACGCCGTCTTGCAGGGAATCAAGATGAGAGCCTTGGAAGAGCCGCTCCGGAAATGGTATGAGTCGTTCGCCGAGGCGAGCGGGGCGGGATTGACGGAAAGCGATATCGCAGACCTGAAAGCGCAATACGACAAGATCGTCGAGAACGCGGCCAAGCAACTGGAGGACATGGAGAGGGTGACGGGCAACAAGATAGACTCCACCCTCACCCAACAGGCCAGAGCGGGCGCTTTCACCACGATGACACAAGACACCGCCAGCGAGCTGAACGGGAGGTTCACCGCCATACAGATCAACGTGAGCGAGATCAAGGGGTGCGTCCTCGACATGCGGACCTTTCTCAGCAAGGGGCTTGAGTACTCCGAGGAGATCGCCCGGAACACCTCCTATTGCAAGCGGCTGGACAGGATCGACCGGACGCTGTTGGAAATATTGACAAACGGATTAAAAGTAAAATAGCATGAGGGAAGGCAAGCTGTATATAAACAACCTGGACGCTTACGCGACATACGGCGTGTTCCTGGCCAATGACCGGGGCGGGACGTATGACAATCTCTCCGCGTTGATGACACCCCCGCCCGTCAAGAAATACACCACCGTCGATTACCGGGAACGGGATGGCGAGGAGGTGGACGTGACGCTCCCGAGGTACGAGGCACGCGATGTCTCCCTCCGGTTCGCCATGGTGGCGGAGAGCGAGCTGGATTTCCGGACGAGGTACAAGGCGTTTGTCGATGTCTTGAGATCCGGTACGCTCAACGTGCGTGTCACCGAGACGGGAAAGACATACAGGCTCTATTACCAGAGCTGTCCGGGCATGGTGATGAGGACACGGCTCCGGACGACCGGCAGGCTGGCGGCCATGTGGACCGTCAAGTTCAGGGAGCCTAAACCCGAGTTTTAACGGTACTAAAACGTTGTTTAAATGGAATTGAGGATATACGATCAAACAGGGGGCTTACGGGCCGTCATCTCTCCGGATGACAGTTCCACGCAACAGAAGGCCGTGATGGGGGACAATACGCTGGGCGTATCCTTCACCACCGGCGAGGCCATACCCTTCGACGTGAACGATTACGTGGACTTCGAGGGTGAGCGCTATACGCTCATGTCCGTCCCCTGTCCCCGTCAGGCCAGCACGGTCGAGTATGAATATACCCTCCGGTTCCATGGTGTCGAGAACGAGTTGTCGAAGGCGCTCTGCTTCCTCATGACGGACGGCGGGATGGACTCGGACTTCGCCCTGACGGACGGTCCGGCGACGCATTTGCAACTGGTCGTGGATAACATCAACCGGATCAAGGGAAGCACGGCCTGGAGGATCGGGAGCGTGATCGCCGCCGACTACAAGGTCATCACCTATGACGGGATCGATTGCCTCACGGCCTTGAACCGGATCGCCGAGACTTTCGAGACAGAGTGGTGGATCGTCGGGACAACCATCTATCTGGGCAAATGCGAGCACGGGGAGTTGTTGGAACTGGGCTACGCCGCCGACGGGACAGCCGTAGGAGGCCTGTTGAACATGAGCAAGCGGGAGGAGGAGAACGATAGCTTTTTCACCCGGCTTTACGCCAAGGGAAGCACCCGCAACATCGATCGCTCAAGGTACGGTTCCGATTATCTTCACCTGCCCTCGCCCTTGAGATACCTGGAGAAGAACACGGGGTACGGGATCGTCGAGCGGGAGGTGATATTCGATACGGTCTACCCCCGGCGGGTCGGTACGCTCTCCGGCGCGCGTTCCATCGAGCGGGAATCCGAAGGCAAGACAATCCGGATCTATTACGTGACGGACAAGGATATCCCCTTTAATCCGAACGAGTACGAGATCGCCGGGCTGACCAAGCACGTCAAGTTCGAGACGGGCGAGTTGTCCGGCTATGATTTCGAGATCAATTATGACTCGTCCACGGGGGAGTTCGAGCTGATCAACCAATATCCGGACGAGAACGGGCAGATACCGGGCGGGGTCATGATCCCGAAAGCCGGCGACACGTATATCCTCTATAACATCCGCATGCCGGACGAGTACTACGCCTTGGCCGAGAAAGAGTTGAAGGAGACCTCCGAGGCTTATCTGGACAAGCATAGCGTGGACAGCTCTGTTTATAGCGGTGACAGCGACCCGATCATCTTGAGAAAACGGGAGGTCACCGTCACGCTCGGGCAACGTGTCCGGTTATACAATCCCGTGTTCTTCTCCTCCGGATACCGGGATAGCCGTATCATCGGTTTTACCCGGAACCTGAACGATCCTTACGACGTGAAAGTCGATATATCCGAGTATGTCAGTATCGGCCGCATGGAGTCCCTGGAGAGGAAGGTGGACTCCTTCCTCCCGATGATCAGCCAGGCCGGGGGATCGATCAACATCATCAAGAGCGGTGACGATACGGTCCCGACGGACAATAACGTGTTCTCGGCCTTAAAAGCGATATCCACATTCTTGCGCAAGGACCAACCGGACCAAACCAATTACCCGCTCAAGCTGCTAGGCGGCTTGATATCGGATAACATCGAGTCGCAGGATTTCGCCGCCGGTCCTTTCGGCACGGGTCTCGTCTTGAAACGGAACGCCAAGACCGGAAAGTCCTACATGGAGATCGACGAGTTGTACGTGCGGTTGAAAGCGTATTTCGATACGCTTGAGATCAAGCATCTCTCGCACGTGGGAGGGCGAATCGTCCTTTCCCCGGCGGGGATGGAATGTATCCGTGTGGAGAAGGTGTCGGCGGAGTACGAGATCGTATATGACAGTATGGGCATGCAGGTATTTGATTCCACCGGCGAGGAGATATTGGCCCCGATGGACGGCGGGGAAATGGCTTACCGGTGTTATTTCAGGCAATCCGACGGTGACAAGGAGATCGTGAACGAGTTCGCCGTTGACGACCTGGCGCAGTGCCGTGAGTTCAACGTGAAGACGGGCGTGTCCCATAACGTGAGCAACCAATATTACTGGCGAAGGGTGATCCATGTCGGCGAGGATTACATAGATCTTTCCATCACGGATTGCGATACTGGAAGCACGGAACCAAAGGCGGGAGATACGATTGTCACCATAGGAAACAAGACGGATAAGAATAGGCAACATGTCGTTTACCTGTCCTCCTATGACGAGGACGCTCCTTGTTTCAAGCTGTATTCCGGGATCAATTCCTACTCCATGTTGAACAAGGAGGTGACGGTGATCTCGCCGAACGCCGACAAGAACGTGTTCACCGGCAAGATGCTTATCAAGCCGGGTTCCACCGGTTTCGAGAACCTGACGGACGCTCCGGATATGGGAGAGGTAAACGAGGCGATACAGGACGCTAAGAACACCGCCAACAACGCTCAGGAAGCGGTCAACGGGGTTCAAGGGTCCGTGACGAGCCTCAAGGGTTACGTGGACGGGGCTTTCTCCGATGGCATCATCTCCGAGGCGGAGGCAAAATCCATAGAGAAATATATTAATATCGTCAACAACGAGAAGATCTCGGCGGAGTCCACGTTCAATAAGCTATACTCGAACCCTTACCTGGAAGGTTCCGCCAAGGTATCCCTATCAAACGCCAGGTCTAGCCTACTTTCCTCAATAACGGCGTTGACCAACTCGATCAACAGCGCCATAGCCGACGGTAAGACGACGGTGGCGGAGAAGGCGGACGTTGATAAGAAGTTCGCCGCCTTCAACACGGCGACATCCACGTTCAAGACGGCGGTAGAGACGGTGAACGAGTCCATCCAGTCCAAGTTGAAGGGCTGTTCCGACAAGGCACAGCAGGCGGCGGACGAGGCGAACAACACCGCTTCCTCCGCCATGGAAGGCGTAAACGAGGCCAAGGGTGCCGTCTCTGACCTGAACAAGTACGTGGACGGGGCTTTCTCCGATGGCATCATCTCTGAGGCGGAGGCGAAATCCATAGAGAAATATATCAACACGGTAAACCAGACGAAAAAAGAGACGGACAGCACGTATACGGCCTTGTACATTAACGGTTTCCTGTCCGGTATCGCCAAGTCAAACCTGTATACCGCCAAGAATAGCTTCAACACGGCTACCTCAAACCTGATCGCCGCCATCAACGCCGCCATAGCGGACGGTAAAACGACTACGGCTGAGAAGAACAACGTGGACAGCAAGTTCACGGCATTCAATAACGCCTATGCCTCTTTGGCGACAGCGATAGAGAACGCCAACAAGGCGATACAGGACAAGATCAAGCAAGAGGCGGTGAACGAGTCCAAGGACAATGCCAGCTCGCAGATACAGGGCATGAGCCAGGAAGTTAAGGATGATTTCGCCAAGAAGCTCGGGTATAAGGACTACGAGGACCTGGTAAGCACCGCGTATACGGGAAACACCATCATAGATCCAAATACGGGAGTGTTTAATACCCGCTTGATCGAGGCTAGCGTCGTGATTACATCTAAATTACTCGCCGACGCTATCATGACCTCCACCTTGAACGTGAATAATAACCTGTACATAGAGAAGGACGGGAGCGTAAGGACAAAAGGCGGCAATCTGGAAATGATCCTCACCAAAGGGTACCTAAGGGGGCTTTATAAAGACGTGGAACGCTTACGCCTCGTAATAGACGAAAGCTTGGGAGATTCTGAGTTATACTTGACCGACAGGGATCGTTCCGCCTCATACAGGAACTCGGGGGTAACATACACTTTGAAAAGCGGAAAGACATTATTGCTTGATCCCGAGGAGATAGGATCGGGTGTCATCTATGCAAGGTCAGACGGGACTCTGGCCATCAAGGATAAAACGCAAGAATATATCTCTGTATACATAAGAGTCTCCCCCTCAGGTGGAGGCACGACCTCGCCGGCGGCAGGATCCTATATGGTCAAACAGGGATCGAGAGAAATCGTATCGGCATCCCCCGCCTCGGGATACAGATTTGACAGATGGTCTGATGGCGGATCGCAGAGTCATGAGGTGCTTTGGGATTTAGGGAAAACGTTGACAGCCTATTTCACGAGGATAGAGACAACAAAATATACTGTTGTGCTTTTGGCTTCCCCAGCATCAGGGGGAACCACGTCTGGCAGTGGAACCTTCGAGGCCGGAACAGTGCGTACCGTATCGGCGACAGCTAACCCGGGATACCGATTCATCCGGTGGAGCGACGGCAAGGCCCAAAGCCATAGCGTGACATGGGACAGCAATAAGACCTTGATCGCTTATTTCGAACGTTATTCCGTATCCGGCGATGAGATCTTTTCCGGAACAAGTCTGACCAGCCTCTCGTACTGGAAAACATATGGAGGTGTCAATGTTGAGCTTAGCGGAGGCGTGGCCGCCTTGCGATTCGGGACAGAATTTGCATATGCGTGTTTTAACAGGGGATATCTGGGGAGTAAGCTGGAGCAAGGTCATATATACAGGTTATCTATGGAAATGAAAGTATTGAACGCGTCATCGGAGTCTCAAATTACTGTAGCCGTAGGGTTTTATGGTTATGTTGATGAATATTCGAACGGTCCTGGGGAAAATATTTCCTCTATTGGAGCGATCAAGGTCACGACCAGTTATATGAGCTATGAGTTCGATCTTACCATGAATGAGGATGCGACGATAAAGACATCCTTAGCGATCATGAGCAATAACAATGTTTTCTATATACGAAAAATATCACTAAAGGAAATATAGATATGGAAAAGGTATTGATGGTATTATTACTGTTGGCGCTCGCGGGATGTACGGATTACGTTCCGGAGCCAGTCCCCTATAAGACAGGGGACCGACACGATAACGACACGATAACCATCGAGGTGGATACGGTCATGAGGGAGTATGATTTTGACATAAAGATTTAGAGTATGGTAAATGATAACATATCGGTGATCGGAAGCTGGATCAAGTTCGCCTTGTCCCTTGACCTTCCAGGGAGCCTCTCGATGGATGACGTGGGGTTCGAGGCCGTATTTTACATCTATGGCAACAAGACGGTGGTGATCCCAAAGTCCGGGATGATCCGTCAAGATGGCGATACGTATATCCTTGTCCTTGACACCTCCCGTTTGGGGACGCATGGCCGGATAAAGTGCCAGGTCCGGGTGGATATCCCGGACGCTAATGTCGAGTCTGGCGTAAGGACTGAGATAATACGGATCGATACGGATGAGATAGTGAGGAATGGCGTGCTTTAGGGGACATATCATAAGGCTGGAGGTCGTCCGGGCGGAGCTTCGGAGGATCGAGACGATGAGCGCCGGGCTCAAGAGGATCGGGCGGATCGGAGTGAGGCTATCCAAGGTCTGTAGCGTGGATGACGGCGTATGGCTATTGGTCTCCCCCGCGGATCCGGTATGGGTGGCCGAGGATACGCCGGCATACCTCACGGTACACTCGAATACGGATTGGAATATTGAATAACTAAAAAAACAAGAACATGGCAAAAGCGGCATGGGCGGTGGTCACCCCGCCCCAAGGATCGGGTGACAAGGAGGTAAGCGTAAGATCAGGCTCAGAGCATACCGGGCGTAACGCCCGTACGACGGTCCTGACGTTCAAGGCGGCGAATTGCGCCGACGTGGCACGGACGGTGAACCAAGCGGGCAAGCCCGAGTACGTGGATATAGCGGACACGGCATCATCGGAGAAGACAGGTAAGGTGGTTACCATATCGGGTATCAGCAACTCGAGGAAATTGACCTTCTCCCTCGGTACGGGAGACCTGGACATAGCGCTACCCGATAATTATACGGCGAATAGCGTACAGACGACGAACGGGACGGCGATAGCGGGCGATCCCGGGGCCTTGTCGGTCTATAATTTCTCCATCGCCGTCACGGTTCCGGCGAATACGGAGATCGATCCTCTCACGAGACAGGTCATCGTCACGGACGAGGGCGGGCACCAGGACGTGTGTTTATTGACACTGGCCGCCGGTGACGCTTACCTGCGGGTAACAGAGGGAGATATCCAACTGGACTATCTTGGAACCCCGGTAACGGTGAACGTGGAGTCTAACACTGACTGGACCGTGGAGTGATGGAAATCCCTTGGATAACAGGAAAGGGCAATATCGTCGTGGGCCTTGCGGGAAGCGGCGATGGTCAGGCCTCATTCTCCTCCGATACGGAGAATGATGATGTTGACAGGTCGCAAGAGGTGACGATCAAAACGACCCGGGGCGGTAACGTGGAGGTCGTACGTACTGTACGTCAGGCGGGCATGAGGGAATACCTGTATGACTCACTTGGCGAGATAATCAAAGATTCTGAAGATGTGGAAATAAAAGTATTGAAAGAAAATGGCTAATTTGATTTATACGATAACGAAGACCAACGATCTTCTGGAGAAGGTTAACAATATGCCGGATAGCGTGGCGGATGGCAAGACACCGGTGTTGGAGACGGGCACGACTACGACGTTATCACCCACGGAGTCCGCCACGTCCGAGGTCGTGCGGAACGGATCCGACTCAAACGGGAATCCTAAATACAAGATAAACCTCGGTATCCCCAAAGGCAAGGACGGTACCGGAGGATCGGGAGGTGGCGTGGCCGACTCCGTGGATTGGAGCAATGTCCTCAATAAGCCGGGTTGGGTAAATTCCACGACCAAGCCCACCTATACGGCGAGCGAGGTCGGGGCGTTACCATCCAACACGACGATCCCATCCAAGACGAGCCAGCTAACCAATGATAGCAAGTTCGTGAAGGATACGGACCTTAAGACGATTAACGGGCAATCATTGATAGGTAGCGGTAACATAACCATATCCGGAGGATCGGGCGGGGGAAGCGGGAACGTGAGCGTATCTAACGCCGCCGCCTTGGTGACAGGAAAAAAATACGCGTTCACCCCATCCGCCAACGGCGTAACGGATGGCTCGTTCTCCGAGATAGCCAATGCTAGCAACGATAAGGATGGGTTGATGAGCAAGGCTGATTATTCTAAATTGAATGGTCTCAAGGATGGGATTTCACTTCCCGTGAACATTACCAACCTGTCTGAGACCTCCTCCAGCGAGGATATCATATCCTTGTTTTCTTTAGATGGGGTCTCTGATGCGTTTTTAATCGCTGGTATGGCGGCCATGTACTCAAATTTACCCTCGATGGAGTATGCGGCGGATGTCATGGATATATACATAGGCAATTACAAATGCTTTGTTGATGCCTCGTATGAAGATTCAAAATGTTCATTGTCCTTGACATACGTGGTGTCCGGCAAGCTCAAGACCATCAAGATAAACGGGACAAATAACGGGAATGCCTGGATATACTCTTGCGAGATCCAGGAGAGCGGGGATGATACCTATTATCTACCTGTCGCCTTGTTGGATCTGAAAGCGGGAACCCCCAGCAGTGAGATACATGCCGCCGCCGGAGGAAGTGACGAGGAAGCTAGGATAAAAGACGCTATCAAGGCAAGAAAAAAAATATATATATCAAAGAACGAACCGACTGGCAATTACTCGATCCCGGTCTCGGCAAGTCTGGTTATATTGAATTATCCTTTCCTTGTATTTGATATGCCAAAATCTATGGCGGGGGATGGGGGCATCTCAAAAACAATAAGATTAACGCCAGTGGCAGAATGTAACGTTAGTTATAAAAGAGGATACAGGCTAAGTCTAAGCCTTTATTCACTTACAGGTAGTTCGGCATCCGATGACATCGGAACGGCCGTGGGAGGAGAAGCCGGCCTAAAAGAAATCATCCAAGCCGCTAAAGATGGGAATGTTTTCTTTATCAATGGGAAATCTGATAATATTAATTATAGAACGGACTTATCCGTAAATATATTTTCGGAAGATGCTAACGGCGACTTATCAATCTCTTTTACTGGTTTTGGCTATGCGTTATGGGAAGGATTGGGTGGAATGATGATACTGACATATACAAAGTCTAGCAATACGTTTGGAGTGCAAATCATGGCGATCTCATAATCGATATCAGCGACAACACTTAGCGGTATGGATGATTCCAAGAAATAAGAGCGCAATAATTTATCATTGGTAAATTAAGGTCTAGAAATGAAAGGATTGAAGCTATGGTTTAGCTGTTGATTTTATCAGGCAACCTTAACGCCTTTATCGGGGGGCGGGCAAATAAAAGCCCCCGGCTGTTAGTAAAGACGCCAATCACATACTAACAAACAAATGCGAGACACCGCACGACCGGGGGCTGTAAGCCTTCAGTCGCGATGTCTCGTTTTGTTTTATGTGATTGGCAATACAAATATACTTTAATTTTTGGAGATTATGACAATATACGAGATACTTTCTTTCAATAAGGAATTGCTCCAGCGTCTATTTAACGCCGGAATAAGGACAAGCGATTGTTTGTATGTCGATTTGTTCGATGATTATACCCGAATGCGGGCGGAGGGTGAAAAGACAACCTATATCGTGGCCGTCCTTTCTGACAAATATGCCTTGAGCGAGCGAAAGGTGTACGATACCATTCGCTATTTATCAAGCGACTGCATGGGCCGTGCAGTGCAAGATCAGGCGTAAATTCGTTCACTAGATAGTTTGGTTCTACCTTTGTTCCAAATCCTTAAAACGAGACAAGTATGGGCAAGTACACTTACAAGCCGCAATATGGCGTGATCGTCATTTGCGCGGATGAAAAAGAGCAAAAGGAGATTTATGAGCGTCTCCTGAAAGAAGGTCTAACACTTAAAGTGGTGAACGTATGAGAATAGAGGTACAACACCATTGTAGCGACTTCAACAGCTATCGGGCCGCACGGGTAAAAAGTCTTTTCAACGCGGAGAAAGGCTGCGACTGGGAAAAGACGGTAGAACTACCCATCGAAAACCGGGTATGGCAAATCGGACTGATTGTCGGTCCATCCGGTAGCGGAAAAACCAGTATTGGAAGTAAGATTTTCAAAGAACCTATTTATGACCTCTATTCCGGCTGGGATAAGAATAAACCTATTGTGGATTGTATCGCCCCCGATGGAGACTTTAACACGGTGACGGGTATGCTTTCAGCCGTTGGCCTCGGCGATGTTCCAGCGTGGCTCCGGCCGTTCCACGTGTTGAGTAATGGAGAGAAATTCCGGGCGGGTCTCGCACGTTTGGCGTGCGAGCGACCGCGGCACGCCGTGGTAGACGAGTTTACATCGGTCATTGACCGACAGATAGCCAAGGTCGGGGCCGCCGCGTTCTCGAAGACGTGGAGACGCGGCGGCGGGCAGATCGTGCTTCTTTCCTGCCACTATGATATAATCGAATGGTTACAACCTGACTGGGTATATGATACCGCGGAGGCACGGTTTTACGACCGTGACTGCCTTCGGCAACGTCCAAGACTCGAACTTCAAATTTATAAAGTCAGGGGAACTGTATTCCCAAGGTTGTTTAAGCGGCATTATTATTTAGACCTTCCTATGCCGGTCGCAGCCGAGTATTTCGTTGGCTTTGTCGGTGGTGAGCCCGTCTGTCATTTAGCGGTAACACCACTCTTTACGGCAAAGGCTTACCGGTCCACCCGATTGGTAGTACTTCCCGAATGGCAGGGAATAGGCGTTGGCACTAAATTTTTAGCGGCCGTTTGTGAATATCATCTTCAGGGACATGGTAGATGTG